GAAGAACACTCTCCCTCGTCTTCTTTTTCCTCGTCTTCGAAGTGACTTAGAAGCTCTTCCCAATTGATTTCGGAAGTGCAGAGAAAGTCTTTCAGAAAGTCGGGAAGATTGTCTTCGGCTTCCTCGATCACTCCACGCGCCCTTTCAACATCATCTCGGCTCTCGGGACTGAACCAGACATTCACAAGCCAAGTAGCGCGATTCGTCCAACCGTTCATGATTTGCTTTCCTTGTTGATCACCACGAAGAGAATTATAGCGAACATCAGGATCGAAGTCAATCCCGTTGTTTTCCCGCAACACCCTCGATCAGACCGACAGAATCTCGATAGCGCGAACCATGGCGGCAGTCCAATCGGAGTGAGTGAGACGGAGACTCACGGCAAGGTCAATCCAAACATCACCGCGCTCCACTTCATCCCAAAGGCCCGCAACGGTGATACAGGGATTCTCCCGAGCGGCCGAGACGATGCCGGCAGTGGCTTGTTCGATTTTGGTCATTTTCGTTCCCTTGTTTGTTGATCACCACGAAGAGAATTATGACACCGGGATTGATTCTTGTCAATCCTGTTGTTTTTTTGCTACACTACCATATAGAGAAACACACTAGCTGGATGTTGCTTCCTTGCCTTCCGCCCCATCCCGGCAATGTTTAGTTAATGGGCGTTTAATTTTGTACGCTAGTATGTTTCTTTATATGGTTGCCGGTTACGCTTTCCGGCGCTGCTTGTAGTCTCCACAAATCAGGAGTAGTACACAGCCGTTGCCGGTTACGCTTTCCGGCGCTGCTTGTACAGCCGAAAGAATCTATCAGAATCCGTATGGTTCTCCGTTATCGAATCCCCATCGATGGTCACATTCAACGCATCGATATTCAGTCAAGTTATTTGATTCGATTTCACGACAACCACAATCGGGACAGACTAGACTGTACTCTTTGTCAAGATGTTTTCGAAGAATTTCGTCAAGATTCATTATTTGTCCTCCACCCAATACAGAAAGTGATTGCTCCATGTACTCGGCTTGTACCATCGTGATTCTTTGTATCCGAAAGACTTTGCGACTTCCATGGCCTCTTCCAACGTTCGATCATGAAGAGACAGTTTAGAAGATCCGCCACCATCATACCAACTGAAGATGACTCGATAACGCAGAGGTTCTTTGTCCATTCCGCTGTTCTCTTGTTTGTTGACCATGGAAGAATTATATCGCCAAGAAGTGCTCATGTCAACCCCGTTGTTTTTTCACCACATCAGGCATAAGATAGCCCAAAGGAAGACCAAGTGAAAATTCAAGGTAGGAATCATCACCGTTTGTTTTGTAGATCTCATGCTGCCATTCCTTTGCAGCAATCCAGTTACCGTTGAATGATTTTACCAGTTCTTCGAATCGTTGAATAGACTGTTGTTCATATTCATCGATCATTTGGCATCACTTTTCGATATTCAGTTAGAAAGTTCAACTCTGCATCATTCAGAGAAGAACCATCGGCAAACTTTCCGCCGATATATTGATTGTTCTCTGTATCAAAGAAGAGTGTATCGAAACAAACTTCCTTTCCGTTGATTTTCATTTCTTTCATCACCGAATCACTCACCAAGGATAGGCAACAACAATGTCAAAGTATTCCAGAGAAACAACAAGGATTACACCAAGAAGCGCAACCCAGAAGATCAGTTTGTCCACAGCTTCGTTCCCTTGGTCTTTTGTCATCACACAGAGAAATTATACTGCAATTCACCATCACCGAGTCAACACAGGGTGTCGCTTTTACACAACACCCTGCTCTTCGTCTTCAGGGTTAGGCAGCTTCGGCCATCTCAGTACCCGCGACGTAATCAGCAGTAACGTCGATCACAGGACCGGCTTTCTTTGCCGCTTTGTTGGCCGCTGCACCAACCGGATTGAGTTTCTCGCGAAGCTTAGCGAGTCGAGCCTCCACCTTAGCGATGGATGCCGCACGTTTCGCTGCACGTTTCTCGATCAGAGCCGACTTAGTGGCCGAGCGAGTGGAGCGAATCGCCACTTTGAGAGTCTCGATCTCTTCTTTGGTGAGATAGAGAGCCGCTTTAAGATCGGCGTAAGTCTCTTTGGCGAGAGCGAGATCGGCTTTCATCTCTTTGATCGTTTTGGTCACGGGAGCCTCGGGAGTGGTGTTTTCCATGGTGGTGTTCTCCTCAGTGGTGTTGAGAGTATCGGCAAGAGTCATGTTCACGTTTTCCATTTTGTAGTTCCTTTCGGTTCAGAGGTTTTGTTTCTCGATCAGCACAACGTCATTGTAGGTCATTCACTCGTTTCTGTCAACCCTGTTGCTTTTTTACGACATCTCTTTTCCTCCAAGATTCCGTGTTTCCATTTCATACTCAGTAACGTAGTAGTCACTGAAGGCATACTCACTGATAAGCTTCGATACGCTGTTGATGATTTCGTCTTCCATACTCTCGTGCATCACAGTCACAACCGACTCATGGAATTCATCAGCAATCATATCAAGTTCCTTATTTACTAGAGTATCATCATTCCCAACACAGAGATCATAGGCGATTTCTGAATTCATGTCAAGCCCCTCCCGTATCATATTTGCCCAATTGTGTATCGTGCCACCGTGTATGTTCTGGTATACTTTAGCACATTCCAGAACATAGAAACCGTTCACTTCACCATCGGGTTTGATAAGAAAGTAGTTCATGACACCGAATCCCATCATATCACAGTTTATTCACTGTTAGTTGATCTTGTATCCCTTTTACAACACTCTCAAGATGTTTTCGAAGATCTTGAGCATCCAGAGCACGCAAAGCACTTTCAGCGATTCCATGATTTTCACGGAGCAGAACATAGTGCTCTCGAAACCAGTTTATGTCACCGTAATTCTCGGCGATCTTTTCAGCCAGAATCAGAATTAGTATGTTCTTTGAGTATTGCATTTTTTCTCGCTTCGTTTCGTTCACCTCACAGAATCAATTATGCATCGATTCTGTGATTTTGTCAAGTCCGTTGTTTTTTTACAACTCAGGAGGATGAGCAGGACCCGAAACCCATTGATTGACTTTCTCTTGATTTCCCCAAGAAACAGAGGGAATTTCCATGTAGACGTAACTGAGAATGTCTTTCATTGCCGCCAGATTCTCAGTATCTGCCCTTCCATATGCTCCGAAAAGATCATTGGTAAGAACAGAAGTCAGAAAACTCCCCGGCAAGACTCGATAATAAACATATCGATGCAGAGCCGCCATAGTGTTTTCGGGAATATTGTAGTTCATGTCTTTCCTTTGTTTTGTTCATCATTACCACGAAACGAATTATACATCACCATTCCGTGGTTCGTCAAGTCCGTTGCTTTTTTGCTACATTGTCCAGTATAGCTCAGTCGAAGGATCACAGGAGCGCGGAGTGTCATAGTCAATCTCAATGTCATTTCCAGTCATGAGATTTTTGACGATTTTTGTTGCAGGAGTCACGGTAACATGAATTTTCGACATTGCAACGTTCATCATGAAGTGTGCGATACTTCTTGCTTCTTCTTCAGTCATTGCAGGAATCGTGATCGTTTCAATATGACAGAGACTATCTTTTCGGCGACCATCGATTTTGTACACTTTCAGATTCCACTTTTGTTCACGAGTCATGTTTCCGTTTCCTTGGAGGTTTCGTGGTGTTGTTCATCATCACGAAATGAATTATGCCGTGTTTCTTACCGAATGTCAATGATGTGTCTTTTATACAACACACTTCACTTTATTTGTCGGGGTGGATCAAGAAGTAGGTGGTACAACTCATCATTCGCCAAATAGAAGTCAGTGGTCGGATCGTAATACTTACCTTCTTTCGGATCATAGTATACCACATATCCGCTGAGAAGAGTAAACGGACCCTCCAGACCTTTTCGTGGGCCATACTTGATTTCCGCTACTACAGAAGTCGATTCTTTTTTTCGGGGCATTTCTTTTCTTTCGGAGTGTTTCGATGGAATGAATTATGCCATGTTCAGAAGTTGTCGTCAATATCGTTGTTTTCATGCCACAGATCATTTGGCATGTATTCTTTTGGTATGTCATGAATCGTCGGAATATCCACCACATATTCTTCACCATTTACAGGTATTTCTTTTCCTTCCCGTAATGCATGAACTCTCCGATTATTCCATATAGCAGATGTTATACCCTCTGGAGAAAGAAAATGCTCACCTACACTTTTTGATATCTTTTCTTTTGTTTCCTCCGTATATTCCCGCTGTTTATTGGCGCATGATTGACCACAGAAAATACCACGTTTTCTGTGTTTTTTCTCACAAACAGGACATTCTTTTTCTCTATAAACACCGGGCATAGGTACGGAATGGGGTATGTTTCAGTTACTACCCACCTCATCGTCCATCCAACGAGGATAGTTTCGAATAGGTGAATATTTATTGGTGGAGGAGGACAACGGAAACTTTACATAATATCGAATTCCTTGTTTTTGGAGTTCAGAAATCAATATTTGTGCGTCTTTGTCTTCTTCCAGATATGCCCACCTCTTTTTGGATGGAGAAACGAAAGAATAATTTGAAATTTGATTTTCGATTCCAAGATCAAAAATCAGAGAAACAGGAACACGAATCCAACCATGTCCCGGATCAGAAATATATGTCAGTTTCATACCGTGTGGTGGTGGTGGTGGTGGTGGTTTTGTTCGATGACATTAGAACATTCAATGGCAGGACCACCTTCGCGGTGAAGAAGGCCATTCTGATACCACCGTTTAGTGTTAAACCCGTCAATTTTAACCGTATATTCTTTTACCATGTTTATTCTACTCGACTTCGAAATATTCTTTGATCGCATCACGACAGATAACAGCATAGGTATTTCCAAGATAATCACCAAATTCTTGAATATGATTTTCTTGAATATTGATACAGATACCCATACATTCTTTCACAATCGTTTCGGCGAAAATTCGACTTTCTTCAAGGAAAGGTTCATATTTTCGCAAGTCAACTACTGATCGATTGAAAAAATCTTGGGCGAATTTCTCAACAAGTTCTTCGATTCGTTTGGTCATGTTTTTTTCCTTGATTCTTTTTGTTCGATGACGTAACTATAGCGCCAATGGAGATTCGTGTCAAGTCTGTTGTTTTTTTGCTACGACACTATACCGGAGTCAGTTTATACTTAACCCCGTCGATTTCTACCACGATTTTATCAGAACATGAATTCTTGTTCTTCATTTTCTCGTTGAATTCTTCTTCGGTATATCGTTCACCATCGAGATACCAACGTTTAGTTCCATCAGTCAATTCTACCGCAGGACCATCTTCGCGGTGAAGAAGGCCATTCTGATACCAATACTCGCCATTGAAATACCAATATTTGTCACCATTAGCCCATTCTACCGCAGGACCATCTTCGCGGTGAAGTTTATCATTGAGATACCAATATTTGCCGCCATTAGAATATTCCACCGCAGGACCGTCTTCCCGATGACGCATATCGTCCAGAAACCATTCTTTGGTACCATCATCGTCAATTTTAACTGTGTATTCTTTGGTCATGTTTTTTTCCTTGGTGGTGGTGGTGTTCGATGACGTAACTATAGCGCCAACAGAGATTCGTGTCAAGTCTGTTGTTTTTTTGCTACACCAAAGGAACTAGACGATATTTGATTCCATCAATTTCTACCACGATTTTACCGGAACAAGTATTTTTGTTCATTTTCTCATTGAATTTCTCTTCAGTGTATTGCACACCATTGAGATACCATTCTTTGCCGCCATCAGCATATTCAATGGCGGGACCACCTTCCCGATGACGTTTGCCATTGAGATACCATTCTTTGTCGCCATTAGAATATTCTACCGCAGGACCGTCTTCGCGGTGAAGTTTATCATTGAGAAACCATTCTTTGCCGCCATGAGCAAATTCTAATGCAGGACCATCTTCGCGGTGAAGTTTATCATTGAGAAACCATTCTTTGCCGCCACTAGCATATTCCACCGCAGGACCGTCTTCCCGATGACGTTTATCATTGAGATACCATGCTTTGGTACCATTAGAATATTCTATAGCAGGACCATCTTCGCGGTGACGCATATCGTCCAGAAACCATTTTTTGGTACCGTCTTCATCAACTATAACTGTGTATTCTTTTACCATGCTTTTATCTCTTAAGAGTTTACGTCAATTCCAAGACTAGCCAAATGATCGGCTATAACTTGTTTTTGAGCTTTCAGAGCATTTACCATAATTTTAGCGTCAAGTTGAAGAATAGGTTCGCCCACCAGTGTATTACGAATTTGAATAAACGCTCGACCTAGAAGTTTATCTTCATAGTAAGAAATCAAATTATCGATGGTTTCCAAGGCATCAATGGTAACTTGAAGGTTTTTAAGAGAATTACGATTTTCTTTAAAACTAATCATGTTTCGATTTCCTTTTGTTTTCTCATTGAATTCTTCTTCGGTATATCGTTCACCATGAAGATACCACATTTTGTCGCCATCAGCCCATTCTACCGCAGGACCGTCTTCCCGATGACGTTTGCCATTGATATACCAATATTTGGTACCATCAGCGTATTCAATGGCGGGACCGTCTTCCCGATGAAGACGGTCATTGAGATACCAGAATTTGTCACCACCAATATATTCTACCGCAGGACCATCTTCCCGATGTAATTTGCCATTGAGAAACCAACGTTTAGTGCCAAGATGATCAGTCTTAACTACACTTTTTTCAGTCATTTTTCACTTTCTTCCAGTCTCACTGTTCATACGCTGAATGAGGCCAAGTTCAAGTAGATCCTCGACAATGGCATCACGCCAAACAAGACCACCCAGATACATGGGCATATCATGATAATCTGGCGGACCGTCATCACGCTTGACCTCTACCTGTAGTACCAGCATGTCAGAACCAAACCACCTACGCTGATTACGATATCGGATATTTCCAGTCAGATGATCAGTCTTAACTACACTTTTTTCAGTCATTTTTCACTTTCTCTTTGAGAGAGGAGGCTTTTGATAATTAGTAACAAAATCAAAGGCAATCTCATCTCCTACTTTTATGTAAGTTACGCATGGAGTAATCAAAGTGTAGATTTCGTTGTAAACATCTGCCGCTTCTTCTCCATCGATGGTTGAAAGAAACAACGTTCCTTCATAGAAATAGGCAGGAGTGTCGGTGACTTTTTTGACCAGATTCAGAACTTTCTTTTCAAAACCCATCTTCTTTGCTCCATTCTCTTGTTTCGATCACGATAGAGAAAGTATAGCGCCAACAGAGGCTTGAGTCAAGTCTGTTGTTTTTTTGCTACGACACAGGAACTAGACGATATCTGATACCATCAATTTCAGTCAATTTATATTGGACTCCGTCAATTACCGTAAATGCACAAGAACAAGTTTTGGCATTGAATTGCTCTTCGGTATATTCTACGCCATTGAGATACCATTCTTTGCCGCCATCAGCATATTCTACCGCAGGGCCATCTTTGCGGTGAAGAAGGCCATTGAGATACCAATATTTGTCACCATTAGCATATTCTAATGCAGGACCGTCTTCCCGATGACGCTCGCCATGAAGAAACCAGAATTTCTCGCCATCAGCATATTCGATAGCAGGACCATCTTCGCGGTGGCGCTTTCCATTAAAATACCAAAATTCGTCACCACTAGCAAATTCCATAGCAGGACCATCTTCTCGATGTAGAATATTATTCAGAAACCAATATTTGTCACCACAAACATATTCTACCGCAGGACCATCTTCCCGATGACGCATATCGTCCAGAAACCATTCTTTGGTACCATCATCGTCAATTTTAACTGTGTATTCTTTTACCATGTTTTTATTCCCGTATTAGCTCAATTAATCAGAACTGTCGATTCCATAACTGTACTCACAATGAATACAAGTATAAACGGTATAACACCTTCCTCGACTTTCTATTTTGTATTCATGAGTACAAGGTGTAATTCCATCACTTCGAAGAAAGCTTTTTCCTGTTGCTTCTCCGTACATTGTCTGACCACCACAATTCGTACAGGTGCAGCAATCATCGTCTTTTTGATAGCCATACCATCCATATGCTTCTGCATATTTTCGCAGATGATCGGGAGTGGGCATCCTTTTCGTTCCATTGCAGACGGGACAGACGCATTCGACTTTATTCATAATGATTCCTTGATCTTTAACTTCAACACCATCGAAGTTTATAGCAGTTGAAGTTCTATGTCAACCCTGTTGCTTTTTTACGACACCCGGCGATCACCAAGATTATCTAACGCAATCCGAAATGTTCCAAAATACCTCTGGGGCCATCATATGCCAACGGAGAACATTCTCGTACAATCAACTCAGCGAATATTTCTTTGGAGAAATGATAGCAAACAATATCATTCTCGTCTTTGAATGGTACGATGGCTTGTTTTGCAAGTTTTTCAATTCGTTGTTGAAAAAGAGTTTTGTTGGAACCTGAATTCATTGTTCTCCTGTTAAACTCTTTTTCGGTATATTCTACGCCATTAAGATACCAGGATTTACTACCATCAGACCACTCGCAAGCTGGACCGTCCTCCCGATGACGTTTACCATTTCGATACCAGAACATTGCTCCATCAGCATGCTCTACAGCAGGTCCATCCTCCCGGTGTAGCTTGCTCTCATCATACCACTCTTTAGTACCGTCCGTTCTTACGATAACTGTATATTCTCTTACCATTTTATTCCTCCACCGGAGTTAGCTTATACTTAACTCCATCGATTTCCACGATTTTATTAGAACCTGAATTCTTGTTCTTCATTTTCTCATTGAATTCTTCTTCGGTATATCGCTCACCATGAAGATACCACGATTTGCCGCCATTAGAATATTCAATGGCGGGACCGTCTTCCCGATGTAATTTGCCATTGAGAAACCAATATTTGCCACCACAAACATATTGTACCGCAGGACCACCTTCCCGATGACGCTCACCATTGAGAAACCATTCTTTGTTGCCATTAGAATATTCAATGGCGGGACCGTCTTCTCGATGACATTTACCGTTGATATACCAATATTTGTCACCATTAGAATATTCAATAGCCGGTCCGTCTTCTCGATGTAGAGTATTATTCAGAAACCATTTTTTGGTACCGTCTTCACCAACTATAACTGTGTATTCTTTTACCATCTTATTCCTCCACCGGAACTAGACGATATTTGATTCCATCGATTTCCACGATTTTATTAGAACCTGAATTCTTGTTCATCTTCTTATTGAATTCCTCTTCGGTATACTGTACACCATGAATAAACCATTCTTTGATTCCTCTAGCCAATTCTACCGCAGGACCATCTTCGCGGTGAAGTTTATCATTGAGATACCAATATTTCGTACCATTAGAACATTCTACAGCAGGACCACCTTCGCGGTGACGTTTACCTTTGATATGCCATGAAATATCACCATTAGCAAATTCAATGGCAGGACCATCTTCCCGATGAAGACGGTCATTGAGATACCAAAATTTGTCACCACAAACATATTCTACCGCAGGACCATCTTCCCGATGACGCATATCGTCCAGAAACCATTCTTTGGTACCAAAATCGTCAATTTTAACTGTGTATTCTTTGGTCATTTCAGATTACCTTTTTGTTTTCTTCAAGAATAGACTTAAGCCTCTCAAGTGTCACTTCAACATCTTTGTGAAGAATACCGATTCCGCCTGCTTCGTTGAATGAATCGATTACATCTTCGGTATCATCGATGAGAATCGAATTTTCGTCGGCCCATTCCCTTTTCAGTTTCCTTCCTGAAACAATATTCGGCTTGTAGTCAATTCCGTTTTTCAAAAGCCAAATCATTTTTTGAGTTGTGACTTCTTGATGATATTTTTCACCACCAGAGGAAGAAAGAATCTCAACCCTATTCAAAAGACCTTTACTTTTGTATTCACGAACAGCATTGAGAAGTCGATCACAACCAGAGTGTTTATCCAAATCTTTGAACGACATAAGTTCAACAAATTTAGTCCAATTGGAAGACCATTGCTTATTGCTTCGATTTTCCTTTGCGGTACTATTGAATAGTTCAAAGTATTTTTTTTCAAAATCGCAAAGAACACCATCCATGTCAATGTACAGATTTTTCATATTATTATAATTCCTTTGGAAATTTAACTATAGAGGCCATTTTAGCGCACAATCTAATCAAAAGTCAGGAGTGTTGTTTTCTTCGGAAAAATTCCAGTTTTTTTCGTAACCCCAGCTTTTTGCATGTTTTTCTGCTTCTTTGGAATAGAGAAGATACGCTTTTTCGGCAAATTTTTGCGTATTAAAACCGATTTCAACTCGTTCACCGGAAAAATACTCAATAAAGAAAATGTAGGGGGAATTCATTTTTATGATCCTCTCGTTGTTCAAGTTTATGGGGGAATCATATCACAGCCAGAGTCAGATGTCAAGAGGATGGTTTAAAGTTTTTTCATCCACATCCGATAGTATGGAAGAGTGCATCGAGAGATATTTTTTCTCCTGAGCAACCAAAGTCTTTGTTTTAGATTAGGTTTTGGTTTTACCATGATGAACGATACTCAATGATGTAATCAAGTTTTGATAGCTTTTGAGCTTTCTGAATAATTTCGAGAGTTTGCTTCAAATTATAGAAATAGAAATGATCATAATCACAAGAACCAAAGAAAAACCCTTCTTTTGTAGGAAGAAGATCATTGGCCTTTGATGGATCTTCAAGAACCTGATTGACTGTCTTTTTCAGATCTTTAAGTTTTTCTGAAGAGACAAAATATGTGTTACAATCATCGTTCATTTCTTGAACATTTTTCACAAACCAAAAATGGATTGCGTTGGCTTTCCTCCAATATCCAATATTCACCGAAATTTCATCAATGACAGAAGATTCTTGTTTGTGATAACCATACATTCCCGAAAGTTCAGGTAGAAGATTTTGAATGGCCTTTGCGATTTTTTCATCTTCCTCATCATAAGAGGAAAGCCATTTTTTCGCAGTCAAATACATATCAAGTCCCATTAATAACCCCTTTCAATCAATTAAGAGCCAGTCTGAAGTTCAAGAGCGCCAGTGTTTTCGTTAAACGCGAAAGACTCGATGAAAACATGATGATTGTCACCAGAAAGTTGAATTAGGTGATCAGCGGCCTTAAACAAATGAATCCAAAGAGGAGCTTGTTTTGGAGTAAGAATCTTATTAATTTTGATTTCATTCATTCCTCGTTGAGGAATGTATACGATATTGGTGAAATTCTTGAAATTGTGAGGATTATTCAGATTCTCGACTTCAAAAATGGACCAAATAGAATTATTGATGTTATGCAAATTAGCCATTTCTTGAAAGTGTTTCCTACGATTTTCGAAAGCCTCATCCTCTTTTTTTAGTGCTTCTTCGACGGATTCCTGAATAGACTCAAATGATTGTTTGAGCCTTTCCACTATTACAGGACTGACAATATTCTCAAGATCTTCAATCACAAAATGAAGTTTGCTTAGACCATTGTGAATGCCAGAAAGTTGTTTGGCGGAAATGGTGTGCGAAAGATACATTTAGTTCTCCTTGAAATCAGTAGTCCACATTGGGAATCAGCTTGGTGCCTCTCCACAGAAAAATCTTGATCGTTTGATATGTCCAAGCACAATCCTCAAGTGTCTCAAAGATCATCTGACTGGTCTTGGAACCTTCAGACCAATAGTTCCTGAAGTGGCCCACGGAATTTTTCATGATCCATTGAGCCTTCTCATTGTCGATTTGCATCAACATGATACCTTCTCTGTCTCGGATCGTGTAGCTCATTTCTATCTCCGTTCATTCAGTATGCAAGCAGTATAGCAGAGGATCGAGTCCCTGTCAAGTGTTCATATAGACAACGACAAGCCGATTGACCACCGCAAGAGCCGGCAACAGCACTGCACTCCAGAAAAGAATTCGCAGTTGAGGCGGGGCCGTTGGTGTTGTTGCTGCCATGTAAGTATTCCAGATGGCAAGCATCAGGCACAAAATAGTAAACACAAGATCAACAGTAGTCATATTTCGTCCTTGTTTGAGTATCAGTATTGTAGCACTACCCGAATCAATTGTCAAGCAAACTATCTGCTACCACTCTACAATGGTATACATATCCACGAACTGACGTTCCTCATAGTAGAAAAAACTCACTGTGAAACCATCCTTGCGTAGTAGTTCACAGGCTTCTTTCCACTCTTTGGATTCACTATATCCACCATTGACCCAAAAGGCACTGTGAAGAGCAAGCCTACGCTGCTTCTTCTCTGCGGCCTCACGAATCAAAGGGTAGACCGCTTCTACTCGTTCCTGAACAATGGGACCGGCAAGTTCTCGTGCTTCTGCTGCTGTGATTCTGGTCATTTTCCCTCTCCTTCTTAACACCACTACATCATTGCAGTATGAGTGCAGTATAGCAGAGGATCGAGTCCCTGTCAAGCCCCTATTTTGTTGTTTATAGACCTAAAATCCTGCGTTCTTCTAGGGTCAACTTGGATAGCGCCCCTTCTTTGAGTTTACCACTTTCCCAACTTTGAATGGAATAGAGTTTTAAAACTTTAGCTGTCATTATTCAATCCCAAAAAGTTGCTTCATTTCTTGAGAAGCAATATATCCATGTTCACCAATATTATCAGAAATGTCAGCACATTCTCTGACAATCAACTCGGCGAACTTTTTCAAGTCTGCTGGAGTAATGACCGCAGTATCAATCCAAGCATGTTGCAGATGTGCTTCAAATTTAATTTCAGCTTGTTCAGCGAGTTCACGAATTTTTTCGTTCATTCTTCAATTCCAAAATGTTTTCGTATCATGTCACCTATCGCAATTTCGCCGTCTGCGTTAACGTGACCAGTTGAACGAAAGTTAAGTTCGGCACATTCCCGAACAATCAATTCGGCGAACTTTTCAATCCGATCGTCCCACAACTCTATGAACTCAACCTGTTGCGGAGGATTACTCATCAAATTGCGAGTAGAGAAATGACCGCCTGCTTTTCTTACAAGCTCACGAATTTGTTCATTCATCATGGTTTCCTTGGTGAAGATAATAGCCGCTCATTTGGGTATTTCTGAAGAGATTGTTATTCATAGCCGTCCCGACCATTGTATCGTTCGTTTGATTCTTTAGAAATTTCTTTTGCCTTATCAATTTGCTCTTTGGTAAGTATCTTCTCACGGTCTTTACCAGCATAAATTCTAAGCAACTGTGCCTTTTCTTTTGCTGTGAGATTATTTAAATCTTTACAGACAAACTTAAACTTACCAAACATCATTCAACCCCGAAATGTTCTTTAATCTTCAGCATACCATTCATCCATTAATTCGGCAGCGTGTTTGAACCAATGAGATAAAACTTTTGCATATTGTTTGTTAATCATGATGCTGTTTGTGTTGTTAACCGAGGTAGTATTATGAATGATTTGAGTGTCTAATCTCATATAAATCTTATCTGGATTTAGATCATCGCCATCTATATGTGCTAATGTAAAATGGCCAACCATATCATGACTATTCAATTCAAATGATATTGTTTTATGATCTGGGGATATTCTGCCGCTACTCATTCTTCAACTCCAAAATGTTCTTTGATTTCATCTGCAATATTCAATAAACAAGCCTCGCTATATGCATCTGGTAATGAGCTAGACTCTACAATATTGGCACATTCCCGAATCAATAACTCGGCGAACTTTTCTGCGTCGGAATCCGGAGTAGCCACCAGCCCAAACTTTGACCACTGAAATCCAGCCTGTTCAGCTAATTCTCGAATTCGTTCGTTCATTACTCAACTCCAAAATGTTGTTTTATACCTTCTGCAACTTCAAACGCACCTGCTTTTTTACCAGCCGAATATGTGTCTTCCTTGACTTGATGTTTGAATGCAATTTCTTTTGCAATCCCCGTACATTCTTGAACAATCAGTTCGGCGAATTTTTTGTAGTTAAGTTCCATGTAAGATCCGCCCAGCCCTTCAACGCCTGTTGGCTCCAGTGCTTGATTATACAGTTCCTTAATTCGTTCGTTCATGTCATTTATCCTTACAATTACAATCACCAGTACCAAAACACAATTCTCCGCAATATGGACAACCTCTGGAACGATTTGGCTCTAACTCATTGAGAACTTTATAGTATTCTACAGTGCCAACAGGACCGCCACAATCCATAGAAATTGCCTCGGGTGAATAGCCCTTACTCAATAATTCCTTGATTCGTTCGTTCATTAGTCATCCTCACCATGAAAAATCTTTGTGTGGTCAGTGATATTGTAATCACTCAAATTTAGCTTGCTTCGCGTTGGGATATCACCTCGTACAAATTCATACTTAACATACTTACCCAACTCAGCATCAATCTCTGCTACAGTCTTTCCATGCCATACTTTACCAAGAATGTATTTTACCTTGACCCATTTGACATTGTTTTCAGGAGCGCCGGTATATTCACTTTGAAAACTATAATAGTCGCTGTGTCCACCATTCATTGATACAATCCTTAACGGACGACACCAATCTTCTGGGCTAACTCGATCATCAGATTCAAGTAGCTGTAAAGTGATCATTCACGAACTCCGAATTGTTCCCTAATTGCTTTTGAGCAATCATGTGTGCCTCTTACCCATTCTGAACTTATTTTATGATCCGACAATAAATCACAATGATTAGCACATTCATTGACAATCAACAGGGCAAACTTTTCTGGATCCAATTTTTTGTATCGTTCAGACTCACCAAATGCTCCATGGCTGCGTACTTCAACCATGGATTGTTCCATGAGTTTGCGAATTCGTTCGTTCATTTTATTTTTCCATTACTTTTGCTAATTCTGCTCTAGCTTCAATTTCCAAATCAGGTCTATTCGCGTATATGCCAGCCAATACCGCACCATCAATATTGTGCTGTTCATCTAGTGCGTTGGCAGTTTTCATCAAAAGCAACATTCGCATTCGCATTTTATCTTGCATTTGTTTTAAACCATAGCTAGACTCTCTCAGCCAAGTCGCAATGCTCTGAAGCTCGTTTGCTGGTGCGGGAATTCCTTCGTCTTTCCACATTTTCAAATGATCAATCAAAAAATCATCTAAATCAATTTCAATTTTTATTTTATTCATTCTTTAACTCCGAATTGTTCCGTTAAGATGATACCGATCTTGTGACATTGTTTTGCCAAATCACGATGATTTTCAGTTGTGTCATCCATCGAAAGTCTATACCCTTCACGCTCACAAATCCAAGCACATTCCCGCACAATCAACTCGGCAAACTTTTCCAAATCTTCTTTGTCAAAAATCACAAGATTTTCCCATTCAGCATTACTGCCTTCGGCACTAGGATATCCTTCTGGATACCATGCGTTAGCCTGTTTAGATAGTTCGCGAATTCGTTCGTTCATACTATTCTCCTTTAAACTCATTTTTGAAAAGATGCTGTGGAACCGGGCCGAATAGCTTATACAAGGTTTTACTTGAAGTAGAATTAACAGCCAATTTCATACTCTTCTTTGCAGCTTCATTTTTGTAATAGTTTCGAGCGATTCTGTTGCGAATTGCTCCTCGTTCATTGTTACACTTATGACAGGATGCAACTAGATTAGAGTGATCTTGAATTTTTTCATGTTTTGGACTAGACCACTTATCAAGAAGATGTTCGATTGTTGCTTGATGAGGTGAACTTTGCGGTCCACCCATTTCACATTTACAATAGTAGCACTTGTTATTCTGGAGATAACGCAAGATGGATAAATTCATTCACACCACACAAATTTCTTTTTAATGTGTATTATACGCTCACACAGGGGCCTTGTCAACCTACCAATACGAGATGAACTCGCTGTTAAGCCCCAGAGCCTGCTGCTCTTCTTTGGTGAGTTTGTTGAATGCTTGCCGGCGCAGATTGCGTTGACGCTCCGCTTCACGCGATTCCTCTTCTTTCGCATCCACACGCCACTCTAATTTCTCCAGCATTCGCTCATTCTCTTGGCTGTATTCCAGCGAGAGGATGATTGCGGTGTCGTCGCGGTCGTCGCGGTCGGATAGGACGAACATGGCGTCCTTGACAGTGAGTTCGAAATTGCTTTTGATGGCACGCTCCAGCATGACCATCAGTCGTTCCGGGTAAGAGTCCTTGAGTTCTTGCTCCCGAAGAAAACGCTCATTTGCCTCACGGGCCAGTCGTTCTGCTTTGGTTTCGTGTGCCATCTCTTGCTCCTTAGTTTCTATGTGTGTATTATGCACTTAAACAAGGGGAATGTCAACTTTCTTCCACAGTTTAAGTTCTTGTTCAAGATCCCAAATCTTGCGACGGGCCGCACTGAGTTCATCGAACATAGCAACGATATCCCTAGCCATTTGAAGGGAAGGATACAGTTCCGGGTCAGGAAGTTCGTTCCGCCAACCATCGAATTGGGGATTGAAGTTACGATGGGCGAAGCCATCAAAAATTTGATCGTGTTCAGTGAGCTTGTGTTTCATGTTCTGCTCCTTGCTGTTGATGTGTGCAGTATAACAGGGATAAGAGGGCCTGTCAACCGATTAATTTATATCACCAAAACACACGACGAAGGGAAATGTGATCAATACTGTCAAGACGAATATAGAACAAAGGATCTTCATCACGAGATCTGACCATTCCTTCAATCTTGTAGGACACAAGATCATTGCCGTTCTTGTTGATCGAGATGTCCGTACATTTGACCTTGACTTCTTTTCCACTACGCAGAGTGAATGTGACGAGTATTTTGCCGAACTTCATGTTATTCTCCTAGCTGTTTATGCTGCTATTATATCAACACTGGGATTAAATGTCAACCGTAAGCATCATACAAACGATCCATATCGGCGCTGTCAAAATGCCGATAGAATAAATCCACTGTTCAACGGTAAGTTCACTCCAACGTGTGAATCGTGTTACATGACCCTGAATAAGATCGAGACTATACAGAGCAAAGCTAGTAATGCTGAACACAAACAACAGTGCAAAAATATTCATACCAAAAATGTAGAACATATCAATGTTGCTCCGTTATCTAACTATGACACCATCATAGCAGCAGTGGAAGTGTTTGTCAAGAGTGTTGCTGAAACCACTCATCCACGGTGAGAATCTCTGGGGGCACATAGTTATCCCCTTGAATAAAGTCATCGGCATCAAACGTATGCCCGGCAAACTCAAACCGATACTCACGCCAACCTCGTGCTTGTGCTGATCGTACTGCTGCTTCGAAATCAACAAGAAGTGCTTCAGCCGACTCATACTCAACAGGCCGTACCATTTCACCCCACCAAGTATAACCATCACCAACAATGTATTTGAGAACCAATCGCATAACCACCTCACTTCCCTGTGTTTTAGAGTGTGCAGTATAACACTCTATTCGATGCCTGTCAAGTGTCAGGTCCTCTTTTTGATCCTAATATCCAAAGCTTCGCGTTCTTCTGGTGTGAGTTTCGACATAACCTCATCACGAATTCGTTTCTTACGATTTTGTTCTTCAGCGATTTTAAGTCTACGTTCTTCTTCTTTGCGAGCCTTACGATCTGCTTCTTGATGTTTTTTCCACCATTGGCATACTTCATCATCCTTGAGTAAAAGAAGACCAGCAGCACCCGCGTTAACCAGTTCATTCATTACTTTACAGGCGATTCGGGCCAGATAATCGTTTCGTTCCTTCAAATCAGAAATATATGATTCAGACACTTCAACAATATCTTGATCACGACAAGGCATACTTTACTCCATACAAGTGTTAAACATTAACTAAAAAACAAAGGTTTAATCGCCAGATAAAAAAGAATCTGTCCAGCGATTACACCAACAAATGCCCAAGCACCAAACAAAAGAGATACTACACCAACAAAGATGGAGTTCAGAATCATCATGTAATCGTAAATGTTCATTTCAGACCCAGAAGAGTATTGAAGGTATCAAACTTTTGAAGTTCTTTTTGAGTGTGCGAAAGTTTAGTCCTTGAGATTACTGCCTTCCCTTCGATAATTTCAATTCGTTCTTCGGGATCTTGTCCAGTCATTCTCAGATATTCCAATGCCAATTTTTCATATCGATCCATTATATCACCATTCCTTTCATTTAGAGATAGAATCAACCCATTCAACGTTAGGCCAATAAACAACATAACCAAGACCTAGACTATCGGTCCTGTAGCCTTTCGGAAGAGTATGGTAACCGGGATAATCAACAGAGACTGCAACACATCTTTTTCCGCACATGAACCTACCCGAATAAGAAAAAGGTTCAAGACCTTCTTTTTCGAGTTTTTTCTTGATAGTGTTGAATTTCATTTTAATTCCTTTAATCAATCGGAAGAGTCCACTTCCCAATTTTTCTTACAATGAATACAGGTCCACAAATTCAAACAGTGGCCCAGATTTTTAGTTCGCTCCCACTCATGAATACATTCTTCCTCTTCATTGACATATCCCCAACCGTTACATTGAGAACAGGAACAGAGAAAGTGTTTGTACCATTGATTTTCAGGAGTGTCTTTTACTCCATTGGGAAGAGAATAACAATCTGCTTTTTCAACCCACTTTCCGTGTCCATCACATACAGGACAAACTTTAGTCATTTTCAAAGCGCGAGCAATGTCACAAAGTTCGCGCTTTTGAAGATCTTTATAACGGATGCTAACTGAGTTCATTGCAACTCCTCGATTGATATGAAGAGAGTGTACATGGATTAGAGACTGGTGTCAAGCAGATTCAGCTTCTTGATAGGTCATGTTAGCATTCCTTACATAAATTCTTCAATGAGTTCAACTGCATCATCGACAGACATACGATGATGATAAACATCAATAAGAATCTCATCAATCTCATCCCTATCCCGATACACTCCATGGCAATATAAGCCACAGATTTCATCAGTCCCTCCGTTTATGGATAGTTGATGATACCAAACGTCGTTAATGATTTCTTTAAGATCCGCCATGTTGTCTGCTCCGCGCTGTTGATATGTGAAGTATAGGGGCTTCGGGCCTATTCGTCAAGAGTGTTGCTTAAAAACAACAGATCAGAAACATCTTTCTTTCGCCTTGACCATTGTTGATAATGCAGAGTTTTTTCTGTACTGTTCGCCCATCGATCAAAATCAGAAATTGAACAACTGATATCAACCGAGTAATCAGCAGACCACCACCGAAAACGAAAAAGTCGATTTTTATATTTTGCAACAGATCCAATCTTGTAAAAATTTCGGGGAATTTTGTAATTATTCTTTTTTAGAAGTGTTTTAAATTCACTTGGACTAAAACCATACAAATCTTTACGAGAAGGCTTTTTGCTCTTAAATTTTGAGATATTAGTTGACATTCTTTTCGAAAAAATCTACTACTTTATGAGATTGGTTTTCAATGATTCGCGCCACAACAGCAAGTTCTCTAATTCGTTCGTTCATTTCATATTCCTTCCAATCTCAGCCGCAGCCTTGACGATGGCGCGGCGGGTGGCGGAGAGTCCATCTTCGTTACACTCTTCCCAATCTTCTCTTGAGTAGCGCAGGGTGTAGAATGGCAGACACTTAACCGCCAACTCAAAGGCATCACCAGAATTGGTGAGGGGGTTCCAAGAAACTAATCTAGGATATTCAGATCCTGCTGTCTTGTGATGCCAATAAAGTTGATTATGAGCATAACTCCAGAATAGATCGTAACGTCCACGTTCTACTCCATTTGGCTCAAAGCCAACACGCAGCCCAGCCGCTTTCGCAGCGTATTCAAGTAATTCACGATCTGATTCTTGACTTCGTTTGTTCATCATCGAATCTCGTACCATACCAATTCACTTAGTTTAAAAACTTTGGTAACAGTCCCGATTCCGCGCACTCCTTGATCTACTTCAACGTCAGCCATTAGCACATAGGCTTCACGCACTGGTTCGTAACCGTCTCCACCAGTTCTCATAGCATTATCGCGAGCACGATTTTTCGGCTTTAGTGCTTCTTGTTCGCTCCAGAAAAAACCTCTACTGGTAGCGTAAACTTTTTTGATTTCCATTATTCATTCAACTCCAAAATATTCTTTCATAAGATGCTCAACAAACTTTTCGTTCAGTCGATAGCGACCAGTGCCACAAATTTTATCGGTGTACTCCGCTTGAACCTCTTCGCCACACATTTGTTTCGGATCGCCGTCAACGAAGTGTCTTATCGTAATAACACCCCAATTGTTAGCCTCGTTATGGTAGATATAATCACTATTACCTTCAACTTCAAATTTTGACACCAATTCACGAACAATCAATTCGGCGAATTTTTCCAAATTTAGTTGTTTGGTTTCTTTACCAGTGCTAGGACTATAGAATACAACTTCTTCTGCTTGATTAGCAAGTTCTTGGATTCGTTCATTCATTTCATATTCCTTCCAATCTCAGCCGCTGCACGGGTGATGGCGCGGCGGGTGGCGGCAAGGGGGTCGGATGGATCACCCTGTTCGGTCGCCATAGCAATCAACCAAGCCCGCATGAATCGGTAGAACCCGAACCGTTGAGCGCAGCGCACCGCCAACCGCAGCGCAGCGCCGTCGTCGGTGAGGGGGTTCCACCTAGCAAGTACATGCTCAAACGGCTCTGGGCTGGGCCACTCACCCGCCGCCTTCGCGGCGTATTCAAGTAATTTACGATCTGATTCTTGAATTCGTTCGTTCATGTTGTCACCAATGCCACCAATCCAATGTATGTAAGAGCGTGTAAGAATTGATCCAATCCCAACAGCCACCAAAACTGTTCGTGCGTATTTGGTCCCCAACCTAACCGTTTGTTGAAATTCATCTTGGCCCAATCAATATGATAGTGGATAAACATATCTGCTAAGAAGAAATAGATTGCCGCGACAGGAGTATACCAAACAAAACACAGATATGTTCCCAGTCCATGAAGACCTGCGTGAAGAATACCACCCGGATGTCCGTAGGTGCCTTTATTGCTCCACTGAAACCTATTCTGCAAAGGAAAATCTATAATGAAATGTTTGCTAAACAGTGCCAACATTAGCCAGAGTGTATCATTCATTATTCAACTCCAAAGTTTCTTATAGTAAAAGAACTGATCCGTCATTATCAACTACTTCATCAACTGAATGTTCCTCGGGATCATATGGACTCATAAAGAATACCCTAGCATTTGGGTCTTGTTTTTGAAGTAACTCGATTAGTTGTATTACAGTCATATATCTTCAATTTCCTGTTCAGCAAGTTCTTGGATTCGTTCGTTCATATTATGCCTTTACCAAATAAATTTTTCTGCTTGTTCTAGTGTGGTTCGCAACGCAATGATGGAATTTTGCTTTTTACAGTCAGGGGCATGAGGTTTATAGCTACGTTCACCGCAAGAGGCGCATTCACCCACATCGTCATCGTCTCCGACATAGCAATTCGAAATCCATACTAATGCATCTAAAGCGTCCTCTATCACTTTGCGATCTATTATAATTTTAGTCATCACAATTAATTCCGAAATGCTGTTTGAACATAATGTCCAGATCATCATTGTAGTTTGAAGTAGCCCAAATTGTAGAACATTCTTCTACAATCAACTCGACGAACTTTTGGTCAGCGGCGTTTTCATATTCAGCAGATGATACATTTTTGCTTGCCCATTTACAAGCCTGAATTTTAAGTTCTTGAATTCGTTTGTTCATATTATGCCTTCACCAAATAAGTTTTTCTGCTTGTTCGTGTTCCAGTTCGTTTTACCTTAAGAAACCCAACACGAACAAGTCGCCGCAAATCAGGATCGTCTTTCATTTGTGGTCGATGCTTACAATTCACATAGTATTCGCCATCAGGGTGGGTGTTAAACCAATCCATGATGATCTTTCGACGGGCGGAACCATAAGGCATAATAGGAACGTACAGATAATGAGTCATTAAAGAACTCCCAGCTTTTGGCTAACTACAGCACTTAATGCAGCACCGAGAACCATAAAAAGGAGAGTCCACCACCCTAGAACTTCTGAAAGTGGTACTGATAGAACAACAAGTATCATATCAAAAAAATTGAATTGGGACTTAAAGAAATATTTCATTATTAAATTCCAAAAGTTTATTTTGATGCTAATTCTATCATTGCAAGTATATGAACCAAACCAACCATCAAACTAAAGATAGACCAATATAGTGATTTTTTCTGTTTGGTGTTTTTGTATTGTTCACTTTCTTGACCGGCAATATATATGCAAGTTACAGCAAAGATAAGATGAATTAGAACCATTATTAAACAGCCTCTTCACGAATGATTTTGAATCCGGCGTTCTTAAGAATTTGCATAGCTTGGGCGCAATCAATGTCAGTTTTTACACTGTCATCGACAATTTTTTCGCACTCTTTTAGCCATTCAAAGAGACTCGCATATTCGGGGATATCAGAGCAAAGGGTGTCATTAAAAACAACGACATCAGTATGCTCCCAAAATTCATCGCTTTCGATGACTGAGTTTCCTCTATGGAAAACTTCCATAAGAATTTTGTTTTGAAAAATTTCATTATTAACCAAAGCTTCAATAAGCTCTTCTTTGCGTAGACCAGACAAAGAATAAACTTTAAAATCATGATCATTAATAATGATATTAAACAAATGATGAAAAAAGTCCGAAGCAATCATTTTAATGAAATTTTCAGGAACATTAATTTTCACAGTAAAATCTGGCATAACACACCCCTTTTGATTTTGTATGTTGGTATTATAAAGTGACTTATATGACCTGTCAATCCTGTTGTTTTTTTACAACAACGAAACTATTTTTTTAGATTTTCATCGTCTAGAGGAATCCGTACCATTTTTCGGATTTCGATTTGTAAAATACAGAAATCGTCATGTGCTTTGCGTGTAATTTCCAAATTCTTATTAGTGGCACAATGAATTGACCACCACTTTCTTGCAAATTCTCCTGTTTTCTCTATACACTCCTCACGAACCGCTTCGGCAATGAGAGTGGCGAAGCGTATTTCCTGCTCAGTTGCTTTGGTTCCATAAATCATCTGCGCCAACTTAATAATGTCCATTCTTGTCATTTTTTCTCTCCTCTCGCTCGGATGCGGATGATTAGGTTGTCGCAGACGGCGCGGGCGGGCTGAAGCGTGAAGCTGTCGAGATCTTTCGCGCTCCGTTGCGAAATTGCGTCTTCAACTATTTCGACAAGATCTTCCAACGCCTTCAGCAGTTCGTCGCGCTGCTGTTCTGCACGCAACGTCCTTCCGCGCCAGACATTGATGACGTTCTGGTCTTCAATATGTTCCTCGTGTAACCGGCGCAGTTCGGCTGCGACCTCTGTCGCATCTGGGCCGCGCTCGTCCCAATAATGCAGCATTTGATCAGCCAGCCGCAGGGCTTTGGGTTTTTCATTCATAATGAGAAATGATAAATTTTAGACAATCAATAGCTTTAATGGAAGATACTACGTCTTCAGGATGCAGAGTATCGCCTTTATGATGTTCAACCAATTCATTCTCAAGAAATTTAAGATATTGTTTGAGATTTAGAACTGTAATCCTATCGGCAGTTTCTTGATCAATTTCAAACTTGGTTCCCATTTGAATTCCCCTTTTCTTTATCAATCGTGCTCATGTTCTTCGATTTCAAACCCATCCTCTGTTGCAATCACTTTACAATGATCACCGAAAGTTTGAAGCATAATTTCACTCATATAGTCGCTTTGAATCAGAGAAGCGAAATTGATGATCGATCCCTTGTTAATGTCAAGACCACTCATAAAATCAAATCCTTTTAGTTTAGTTCGCCCAAGCTCATATGTAGAAAAGGACCAAACACCATCATCTTCACCTTCGTATCCACCGTAAAAAGTGACGTTATCAATCTCTTCTCCGGTGGCATTAGAGAAGTGTGGTTCGTGTACTGAAAAGATGCATTCTTCACCGTCATTAAAATATGGAGTGTATTGTCCCCATACAACACATTTGATAGAGGGATTTGCTTTGAAAAATTCGGCAGTATATTCCTTAAAAGCAGATTTCATCTTTTCGGTAAATTTTTGCTTTTGTTCGGCAAATTCATTTTGCAGATCATCAATTTTTTGAATGATAGTTTCGTCCATGATATTTTTAATCCTCAAGTTTAATAGATTTACGGGTTACTTTCTTTTTTTCAGTCCCAGACATCCAAGGCTGAATTGTCATGTTATTAAGATATTTCTCCACAGTAGGAATAAACCCCAGATCTTGAATGATATGGTCTTCAGCGATATCTCTTGGAGAGTAAACTTTACCTTCGGAATTAGTTCGCGTTCGACCAAAGACTTTCTCAACAATAAAACAACCAAATGCAGAATGAAGAAGAGTTCGGTGCCTTACATCTGCTACTGCTTGCTTTGAAGAATCGATAAAGTCATCAATATCCGCATAGTCGTCGGGTGTTCCACCGTACTTCTTTGCGTGAATCCTACTGTGGAGAAATGGTTTCATTATTTCGACATCATGAGAGCATTGAAGTTAGCGGGAACGACGATAGTTTGAACCTTACCGTTCTTGATACCTTCAGAGATGTTAAGTGCTGCTTGAGCTTGCATGAAGGCAATCGAACTTGCGCTATTGTTCGCAAGAGCGGCCATACGACGAGCTTCAGCTTCGGCAGTTTTAACTTCAATCTCTTTCTGCTTCAGCTCATTTTTAGCACGAACAAGCTCATTTGCGCTAGCAACAACCGAATCAGCCGGAACAACGTTTCGAATCAGAACTTGGCTAATTGTAATCGAACCGTCAAGTTTCTCTTCTGCAAGATTTCGAGTGATTTCTTCTTTTACGAAATTCTCCATATCAGAACGATTATCTGCCATGTCAAGTGCGTCGTATTTTCGAGCGGCTTTATACAGAGCATTTCGAGTATTTTGAACGACGTAATTATACATCAGATAAATGTCACCTTTAGTTTCAGCGTGAAAGGCTCGATTTTTCGTGCTGTAAAGCTCGGCGACTTGATCGGGATTCAGATTATAAACAACTGTAACATCAAGATCCTTCATTGTAGAATTATCTTTTGCAACAGGAGTCATGTTTTCGATCTGAACATTGACATCTTTAACAGGGAAAGACAGAACGCTTCCGATAAAGCTTTGATTAAAGCTTCCCGGTTTAAGTTCGCCCGGTTTGATTTGTTTATCCCATCCAACACGAACACCGACCTCGCCAGTTTCGATACGAGTGAAGCCAAGAGATACCACACTAGCAATAAATGCAATAGTCGCGATTGCAGCAGTTGCGTAAAAGATTTTATTGAAAGGATTGGGTTTAGTGACAGTTTTATTGAACATATTTTAGCTCCATTTTTAAGTTGAGAATATCAAGTTTTGAAAAAAATCACATATTACTACATTTAACGTCTCCTAAAATATTTCAGTAAAGAAATAGGTAACGATCAATCCAACCAAAATGATAAAGAATGAAAGTAGTGCCACTTTAAGGATTTTCATCATTTGATCTTTTTTATCGTAAAGATGATGAAATCCAAAGTAAACAATTCCAACCACCCAACAAATTAGGCAAAAAAACACAATAGCTTTAATCATTTAATCTCCCTGAAGAAGTAGACTAGATTCTAACCCTCTCAGAATCAAAAGTCAAGAGTGTTGCTTAAAAACAACATTCAACGAGATCGAATGCACTCATAGATAATAGGAGGAATTTCCAATCTTTTAGCTGCATTTTCACATTTCATTTTAGCTGAAACTTTATCAGAAGAAGTTGAGTGAAATTCTCCGATAGGTTTCCATTCATATCTGACTTCTGCGGCTGAAATGAAAATAGCAGTCCAAACGTAAAGAATATATGAAGTAATTTCAACCATCTGAAGCAGAACTCTTTTTGTGATCTTTCCACATAGCGATACATTCTTCCATCTCACCAATCTGTTTGAGTCTAATGTCGTCCATGATGTTGAATCCTATAAATTCATTTTCTAGATTTCGCTTAGTCATTTCCCAAAGCTTTTCTTTATGTTTGGTGAGAACATCAACGACAGCATCATAATCTTCTTCTTCGTCAGTCATCTTGGATCTCTTTTTCCATCACTTTTGATGTCAGTATATTGTGGATTGGTTCTATTACGAATAAAGCTAATGGCAAAATCCCAACCCTCTTGAAATGTTTGCCAGTGGTCTTCGATTTCTGGTTCTTGATACTCTCCACGATGATTTAATTCCAAATTCTTAATCCTAAAGTTATCCAGAACCATCGATTCAAAATTTTCTCGCTTGATCATTTCAACACCATCCATTGTCATTCTCCTACATTAAACATTTTATATTCAAATTTATAGAGAAGTTGTCCTGCTTTATTGAAATCATGTTCGTAAATTGCTCTTTCAATCATACGAAAATCTTCACGAAATTCACCAAAAATAGCTTCAACAACTTGGTTCTTTGTTCTCTTTACCGCTTCGTTAATATAGTCTAATTGTTCTTCATTCAGCAAACAAGTATTACCAAGCTTTACTTCAATTCTATATACTTTTTGTATGTAATCATTAGTTGAATAGTCTGAATAGTCAGATTTAATATCTACAGTTTCATGGAACAAAGGAGTACCAAATCGTTTATTTAAAACTCTCCTTTCACCTGTATCAAAATACATAATAGCATCAACAATTTTTGACATTTATAGTCTCCTATTTTTATTCTTTCACACCGAAAAATTTTCTTAGTCTATCCGAATACTCAGAAGCGGGAATTCTTCTATCTGAAAAATCAGACACCTTAGCAGAGCATTCGTTGATTGTGGTTTTTAGAATTGGAAGAATTCTATCAACGATCACCTGTCTAGTGTGAGTTACAACCGAAGAGTTAGATTTTCCCTCAACCCTATCCCAAATGTCAAGGACTTTTTTTCTAAGGTCTTCATCTGTCTCATTTTTCTGCACATGAACAGAAAATGATTGATACACCTCAAGGGAATCGGCAGCTTCTTCCAATAAATCCGAAATTCTATCAGGCTTTCCTTCCTGAACCGATTTTCGGTCTTTAATAGATCTTCGAATTTCAGCCCTCTTTCTAAGCCTGTGTATCAAATCATTATCATACGCTTCCATCATAATCTCTTTTTATAAGGTTTGCGATTTTAAGTTGCTTGTATTCATCTCCAAAAGACATATTCTCATAATAAAGCTCAATCAGTCCTTTTCTGAAAAGAGTTTCCAGAGTTAGGAATCCAAGAAAAATATTAAGCCTATTAGCCGCCTGTTCATCTGAAGCCGAAAACTCAAGACCTTCGGCATTACACAACATCTCAGAGATGATAACAAGTTCGGAAAAATCACTACTATTCTGATTTTTCGTCAGATTCATCAAATGACTGATGTCTTCCTCAGACAGTTGTTTAATGTATTCAGAAGTAAGGATATAACCCTGATTCTTGATCTTTTTTGCAAGATTTGTAGTAGATTCAAGACACCATTTTGCGTTTATCACATTATCATACTGAATTGTGAAATTTGTGTAATCATTATTCATCTACATACTCCTTGTATTGGGTTTTTGGTATGTAAGGGAAAGTTACTGGAACTTGACTTTCTTTTGAAGTGAAATGTGATTTGTAAGGAACTCCATTTTCGTCTTTACACCATTCATAAAAAACAATACCTTCAATATCATATGCCTGCCCGTTAAATCGGCCAGTTTGCTTAAATACGCGACTGCATCGTTTGTTTTGAAATACACCATCTGCAACATTAACCCATTCCCAATCTTCGCCTGTGAGGGGAACGATAGGCTCAAAACTCGCAAGTGTTTTAAAAAGATTAATAGCGTAAGATGCTGTAGTGCCTGAATGCCCCTGTATCGAAAAGGCTACCAAAAGATCGAGAACATCATCACAAATCATTTTTTGCATATCGTCTTTAAATTCATCATCATCATCGGTCCACCCAGCAGCGCGAAATTCGGCTCTTGCGTGTCTTATGAGACTACTGTTTTGTTCTTCAAAGTTCATTTTCTATTTCCTTTCCACAATGAGGACATTTTTTAGCATGTTCTTTTTTCACTTCTTTAACAGTCTTTTTCAGTTTTTTGATTTCTGCAAAAAGGTGTTTAAGAAGTTTCCTATTTCTATCATTTTTGTTTTTCTGTAATTCCTCTTTTATTCTCTTTTTAATGTAGTCAACTCTTTTCTCAAATACGGGTATATAGTTTGATAAAGAATTTTTCACAGTTGTTCCAAACTAGCTTCTTTATAGCCTTTACTCAGAAACTTAGCTCGTCTCCATTCTTTGATTTGTTCTTCTGGTTTATTTGGAACAAGAAGTTTTTCCTTCATACACCTAAATTGTAAAGGTGAGATAAAAAGCTTATCTTCCATGATGTCATAATGGCTTGTACAATGAACATAGTCGAATGTCTTCTTAATTTCTTCAATTGCTCCTGAGTGAATTAATACGAAAGAAATATCATCTGTCATAGTAATAGCATTTGGATTTTTTGCATTAACATCGTCAGAATAATGATTCTCTTCTATTTTAACTAAATGATAAAATTTATCATTAGTTCGTTTAACCAACAAATCTCTATAGGGAGTATCACTGAAGTAGAGATCCCAATCTTTAGGAGTTGTATTTTGAATAATAGAAGATATAGCACCACCACTCAGATAAATTTTAGTTTTATTCAATACTGCGTTATAAAGTTTCATCTCTGAAAAATATTCTTTTTCAAAAAGAACTTCCTTAGAAACTTTTTCTTTAATTATCTCTTTTGTTTCTAAAATTATTTTTTTCTCGGTTTCACTAAACATAATAAAAAAATCCTCCTTTGTTGACCTATGGAGGATTCTATCACAGAGGCCCATTCATTTGGGCAAACTTTTTAGAATTTAGTCAAGTCTTCGGTCGGATCTTGTTCGATGACGTAGTTCACAAAATCTACAGCAGAAGGTTCATTTGAAAAAAATCTTATTATTGTCTGACCAGTGTAAATTGATATAAAAAAGATTAGAATGTCATCCTGAAAAAGTGAAAATTTTATATACCAACCATTTTTCACGACTGGTTTCCAAGTTTTGACTTTCTTTTGAATTTTTGTGTATTTTCTACTTTGCATATGGGTATGTATGCAAGGTAAAGTTTTGTTTAGTTGTTTTACCTCTTTTCATAGAAACCTCTCCCGTTCAAATAAAAAGGCAACCCTCTTTCAAAGATTGCCTTTTGTCTTAATTAGATCAATCTAATTATATTTAGATATCATGACCAATCAGAACGTCTAGTATTTCTGTATTCCTTTATAACTTCCATAATAAAATTAAATAGAGTCATCACAAAATACCTTTAGATTTTAGAATTTCCATTCGTCTTTTTAGATCTACAATATCTATAGATTTATCCAAATAATCCTTCACGACTCTTTCAACACCGTTTACTCTTGATGGTTTTAAAAAAAGAGTTTTAAATTTATTAAATAGAGTTCTCATGATTAAAATTTCAAGATAGATTTAGAGTAAGATAAGTATTCATCAAATAACTGCATATTGTCTTTGATGAATTTAGTTTGTGTTTCAATGCCTTTTTTGGCGATCTTCTGAAATTCTTTATCATTAACAAGATATTCCAATGAATCGAGTTTGGTGTTCTGAATTTGGTCAACCCAATAGTTAATAAAGTAAGTTGGGGAAAAGATAGACTGTTGCATTATTGCCTCCAATAGTTGTTCGTATACCTTTATTTATAAGTTTTTATGCTGCGACCGCAAATAAATACAAAGAAAAGGAGCAAAGATGTATGCAAGAATCAAAAGCCCTACCCTATGTCTACAAGTGTGTTGAGAAAAAAACAGGAAGGTTCTATATAGGATATAGATATAAAAATTATCTCCCGGCAACAGAAGATTTCGGTAAACTATACTTCACATCAAACGAATACGTCAAAAACAATTTCGAAAAGTTTAAATATGAAATACTAGGCGAATTTGAAACTAAAAAAGAAGCCTTTGAATACGAGAAAAAAATGATAAATGAAACTAAAAGTGATCTACAAATAAATTCTTTCAAACACAAAAAAGAAAAGGTTAGAGAGAAAAAGCCAGTAGAAATAAATCTATATTGTAAACTGGAAGGGTGTGGAAGATATATTAATTCTTCTATTACAAAGTTTTGCTGTAGAACTCATGCAAACATATATTCAGCAAAGTCTAGAGTACATCATTCTAAAACCGATTAATCACATGAGATTTGTGTATCCTAGCAGAAACCCATGAATTATAGTAATCGTTAGAAAGAAGACATTCACGATTAAAAATCTCAAAGGTTTCTTTATAGGAACATTCAGCTTTTGATTTGCAAAGATGGAGAATCTCTCTCCTGAAAAGAGATTCTCCAAAAAGCTTAACTTCGTTTTTTAATTCTTCATTAGAACCATAGTATGAAGCCCAATCAGAAACTTTTCTTATTTTTTTCTTCTTACCTTTAACTGTTTTATAACCAGCTTTGGTGAAAAGTTTCTTCCCAATATATTTTCTACCACTTTGAAGATTTGTTATTAGATAAACAAATCCAACATAACCTTCTGTTTGTTCCTCTGAAAGTTCTTTATTTTGATAGAACCACATTAAGTTTTACTTTTACTCCACACATCGTCCCAAGATCCGCTAAGTGCTCCCTTTGCATAATCAGTAACTCGGTTTTCAAAGAAATTACCATGCACAGGAGAATTGACCATTTCTTCGACCCAAGGAAGCGGATTGGTCTTAACTTTAAAAATACCTTTCAAACCAAGACTAATCAATCGTCTGTCAGCAATATATCTGATGTACTTCTTTACATCTTCTTTGGATAGATTTTTTTGATCACCCATTTCGAAAGCCAAATCAATAAATTTATCCTCCAATTTTACCATCTCTTCGGCTATGATATAGAGTTGAGATTTCAATTGGTCATTCCAAATTTCTTTATTCTCTTCGATGTATGTTCGGAAAAGTTTAATCATCGACACTGCGTGAATAGTTTCGTCAACAATCGACCAAGTGATATATTGCCCCATAGCTTTCATCAGGCCATTTCTAGGAAAATTGAGAAGCATAATAAAAGAACTAAAGAGTTGCATACCTTCAGTAAAAGCAGAAAACACAGCAATATGTTTAGCTGTATCTTCCTTTGTGGTGTTTTCCTCTGAGATGCTTGTAACATACTCATGCTTATGCTTCATGGCTTCATATTCGACAAATTGATTGTACATAGTGTCGGGTAATCCGAGAGTTTCAATCAGATGCGAATAAGCAGCAATATGTAAAGCTTCTCTAGCAGCAAATCCGAGAAGCATCATACGAACTTCTGGTTGTTTGAAGTGGGGGAGATAATTCTTTACATATCCCCCGGCAACGTCAATGTCGCCTTGAGTAAAGAAACGGAAAATATGAGTCAGAAACTGTTTTTCTTCTTTAGTTAATCTATTCTTCCAGTCTTTGATATCTTCCAACATAGGAATTTCTGTGTGTAGCCAATGAATCTGCTCATGTTTCAACCATGCTTCATATGCCCACGGATAACTGAATGGTCTAAATTCCATTCTTTCATCCATCAAATTTAAATTTTTCTTTCTAGTCATATATCTGTTCTCTTTACAAGTTATAAGTGTGTTTCGTGAAATAATATGTTGCAATGATGATGAAGTATATAGCGGCCCATCTAGCGGATTGGTGTCTCCACATAGTCGATCCAAATAACATACCAATCATGAATGACAATAAATTTAAATCTTTTGGGTATAACGAAAAAAATGCAAATGTATCCAAAAAGTCCATATTATAAACCTCTATTTTCAATTTAAATTACTGACAGGCTAAACATTCGTCGCCGTCAGCAATGGATTTCATATCCAATTCTTCAATAATTTTTCTTTCTATTTTTCTAGAAATTTTATCTGCTTTAGCTAACTTTTCGCTTCGGCAATAGTAGAGAGTCTTCAAGCCCCTTTTCCATGCCAAGAAATGACAGGCATGAAGATAGGAAACATTCGCATCAGGTCTAAAAAACAAATTAATAGACTGAGCTTGATCAATGTATTCTTGTCTATCAGCAGCGTGTTCTACAACCCATCGCTGATCGATTTCCATGGAGGTTTTAAAAACATCTTTAGTGTATTCGTCAAGAAAATCCAAATGCTGTACAGAGCCATCATTCGCGATAATCGACGACCAAACTTCATCATACCATCGTACACCTTTTTCTTCGGCTTTTTTTGTAATAATGGCATCCAAATACTTATTTTTATTCAAGTAAAAACCCGAAAGAGTGTCTTGACGATAAGCATTGGCGCGATAAGGTTCAACAGAAGGAGAAGTATTGCCCATGATAATACTACTTGATGCGTTAGGTGCTATCGCCGTAAGATGGGAAAAACGTCTACCAGAGAATTCTTGTTTAGTGACTTTTACTACATTTACCTCGTTTAGAATATCCCCTTCAATCACGGAAAAAGCGCGGATATCAATTTTTTCACCGTCTCTAATAATAGAAATAATATCAGAAGAATTATACTTAAAGGTATCACCAGAACCATTCTCGATAATAATATCACTTTGTATATCCGGCGCTTCACCTCTTTCCAATCCCAATTTTCTATTAGCTTCATCTAATGCCTTTCTAATATTTTTGAATATTTTCATATTTATAGATTTGGCGATAGCAGATTCAAATGGCACACCTTTTTTCTGAAGGTATGCATGAAACCCTAAAGCACCGATTCCAATACTTCTTTCTCTATATGCGGAATACTTTGCTCTTTGAATAGTGTCTGGAGCATTATTGATGAAATACTCAAGAACGTTGTCCAACATCTCTGCTATGTCTTGTAGGAATAGGGGATTGTCTTTCCATTCATCGTAATACTCAATATTCACTGAAGACAAACAACAAACCGCTGTTCTATATTTGTCTGTGGGAAGAACGATCTCAGAACAAAGATTCGATTGTTTAACCGACAATCCTAATTTTTTCTGAAATTCAGGCAAATATTTATTGCTTGTATCAATAAAATGAAGATAAGGCTCTCCTGTTTGAATTCGAATTTCTAGAATTCTTTGCCAAAGTTCCCTTGCAGAAACAGTATCCTTGATTACACCGGAATGTGGATCTCTCAAATGCCAAGAATCATCTGCTTGTGGATCTCTCATACAATTTTCAATAATCTGCATAAAATCGTCTGTAATGTTGATTCCATGATGCAGATTCAAAGCTTTCATGTTTTGGTCGCCAGTTGGTTTACGCATATCAAGAAAGATTTCGATATCAGGATGACTAATATCAAGATATGCTGCATAAGAACCCCTACGAGTAGTCCCCTGTCTATATGCCAAAGAAGAAGCATCGTAAGTTTTCAGATGGGGCATTACACCTACCGATTTTTCATCAGATGAACGAATACCGACTCCAATTCCAATCCCACCACCCAACATCGAAAGCCAATTTACTTCGGAAAGAGTGTCGACAAGACCCTCTGCGGAATCATCAAGATAAGGCAAGAAACAACTAATAGGCATCCCACGCTTAGTGCGACCAAAAGAAAGAATAGGAGTAGAATAAGAAAGCCAATGCTTGCTGCTATATTCATACAATCTTTGAGCATGTTCAGAATTACTTGAGAATTTATTTGAAACATACGCAAACCTTTCTTGAGGAGATTTTTCTTCTTCTCTCATATAACTTTCTTTAAGTCTTTTTATACCCAATTCATCAAATAAACTGTCTCTTGAGTAATCTATCTTAATATTGTGTGGTGTATCCATTAATTTTTTCTCCGTTTTATTCTTTTGATACAAATTCATCTGCCATTGGGAAAACTTCAGAAATAACTTTAGCACAAGCTAAGGCTACTTCTTTATGTTCTTTCTGAGTTCCATTCCCGCTTCTCAGTTCGATAAAATGAATCCATGAGCGAAGTGTTCCGTTCACATATAGGCGAGATACAATATTACCTTCGGGTAATACTGATCTAGCTTGTTCCTTTGCAATTCCATTTGCGATAGCCCACGAATAAATCTCATTTGCGTGGACAATAAGTTCTTTCTGTTTATTCATCCATTCTTCTTCAATCATAGCATGACCCAAAGTGCCATTTTTTTCTACGCTGTTCTGTCGATTTTTTGGGTCTTGAAATCTACACTCTCTTAGAATGAAAGAAAGATCTTTTGTTGGGTCTGCATATCTTTGACTGTATTCTTGAAAAGAAAACGAACGATGCCTCAAAATTTGACGAGCGATATCTCTTGTCGTTTCAATCTCAAGACACAGGCTTACCATTTCAAGCGGACTCCAATGCTTATTACTAACCAAATAACGAATTAGTTTTTCTGCCGTATCCTTGTTTCCTTGATTTTTTGGATTAGAAACTCTAGCACAGTAACTAATCAAATCCGTCATTGTGGACAAGTTAGTTTCGTCATAAAATTTCTTATAAGGCTGTGAATAACTAATTATATCAACTTTCATATTAAATCCTTTTCCATAAATTAAATTTCATTGCTGCGGTTATTCCGTTGAAAGTATTCTTACTTATAATTGTTTGAATGTCCTCTTTTGTCTTACCGGACATAACCATTTCATTAATGTCTTTTCCTTCAATGTCATTAGGCCAAATGACAATATCATATCCTTTATTTACTGCATTTTCCATAATTTTTAAAAGTTCTTTGTTTCTAGGCTGATTATCAAAAATCAAAACAGAATCCGAAGTTTTAAGAAGTTCCTTGGTGTTGATGAGATCAGAATCACATGAAGCTACACAATTATCTAAAAACAAACTATCAATAGGACCTTCAACGATAAAAACCTTCTTGGAAAGATCAACCCTGTCCAAACCATAAATCAGCTTCTTCTTTGACTCATTGGTTCTCATGGTCATATATCGAAGTTTGTAGTCTCCATTTTCAAGAGACCTACCTGACACAGCATCTAAATCACCATATTCGTCATAAAAAGGAATAACTAGTCTAGCGTCTTTAGGAATAAACTCTTTCCCATGATCAGGAACTAAACTTTCAATGAATTTTTCATAATTAGAAGTGAACAGAAATTTATTATAATGTTCAGCAGGAATTTTTCTCGCTTTAACATACTCTAAACAAAAATGACCTGTGGGAAGTTTATCTACCCATTCGGCATCTTCGAAATATTTCTTTTTCTCGACCGTATCAAATTTAGGTTTTGATAGCTGTACTTTCTGTAGATTTTCGTTTACGGTATTAATTTTTCCAGATTTATATCTTTCGAAAACATACTCTTTGTGTAGGTATGGATCGATAGTTTTAATGAAGTTTCCGAAATTTAGACTTGCTCCACAGTTATGACACCTGTAGAACAATTCGTTTGTCTTAGAATATGCATAGCCTCTGGCTTTTGTCATATTCTTCTTTGAGTCGCCACAGATCGGGCAAGAAAAATTATAAAGCCCTTCTTTCTTCTGTTTGAAATTTCTCAAACGAGTCGAAAGGAGTCGAATATATTTTGTGTCAATCGATAAAGTCATAATATAGAAAAGAGTTTGGGGAAGCTATAGTCTACTACAGCATCCCCAATAAGGCAATATTAGCTAAAAAGTTTGCCCAAAAACTCTAAGTTGACATGAGAAAAAACCCAAGTTAAGACAATAAGAGCACCGACTATCATCCACTTCCATTCAAGAATCTTTTTGAGTTCTTGATCTTCTTTCTTATTGTGTTCTGCTATATCCTCACGGAGATTTTTTATCTCTTCCATAATTTCTTTTTTAGTGTCATTCACTTTTTCTGAAAGTTCTCTACTTATCGTAGTTATTCTGGAATGAAGTTCTTTCACATCAGCATCCTTTTCTTCTTCTCTTTTTCTCATGTCCGTGTATATTTGTTCGACAATCTTATCTTGATTGTCAGTAAGTTTTTCAATAACTTTATCCATTTTATCGCAAAGAATGATGATAGAATTAACCTGATTTTTTAAAACCCCAACATCTACTTTAATATCAATTATTTCTTGTTCTTTTTCTGTCATTTTTAGTTTCCCTAAATTTCTTTGTCGTGATATTCAGGTAGACGTTTTGCAGTCGAGCGTCGATTTTCTCTATATCCATAATCATCTTCTGTAGATGAATTTTTCGTCCTACTCAATGCAAATTTTTCAGTGACTGTAACACCTAACCCAGCAATGGCAATATACATCATGCCATCAAAAATGTTAGCATCTATTTTTCGATCAAAAAACAAATTAGCAAAAAAGGCAATTGAACAAAAAACAAAAGCTAAAAAAGTTACTATTCTTTTACTACTCCAAGAACCGTCTCCACCATCTCTCAGTAATTCTTTAAAGAATGCCATGTTCAGAATCAGAATCATTTAGAACTAATAGAGCATGTTCATAATGTTTTTTTCTATCTTCAAGACCAATCGTTCCACCATTTATTCTTCTAGTTAAAGAAATGAAATCGCCTGAATCAGCGAAACGATTCAAGGAATTTATTTTCCAATACCAACAGGCACATTCTACGGCACCATCAAAAGTTTCCATATAATCTACAGTTTCTTCAATACTCATTCCAATATATTCAGAGAAACTTTTATAGTTATTAAAACCAGTAAGTTGTATTAAGCCGCGACCTCTGTATCTGAATCCGTCTCCAGAACTCTCCGGACCATTACCCATTCTATTAGCATATACTCGGTTTGCAATAGCTTCTTGTTTGTTAGGAAGTGACGCATATCTTTGAGCAAGTTCATCTGTTGAAAAATATTTAGGGAACACTTTTCTGAGGGTTTGCCAACGATAATTAAGATTTTCTCTTAAGACAGTAAACCCACCAGACTCATGAGAACATTGAGCAATAAAAGCAGCAATTCTCTCTGTAGTATCTATTTCATATTTTGGTAAAAAAATAGAAAGAGATTCGTACCACTCCTCTACATCTGGATTTCTTGGAAGAAGTTCTTGTAATTGTTCAAGTGTTAATTCCATTTTATTCTACACTTTCAAAAATTTGTTTTTGGGTTTTATACCATTCTTGCCAAAGTTCAACTCTATTGGAACATTCATGATAGTGCTTATAATTCGTAACTACAACTTTCATGAGGTTTGTTATTAAAACATTTTTCTCATCGATTTGAGTGAGTTTCGTACAGGGTTCCATAAGTTTAGGGGGAACATCTGGAAATTTTCTTTCTACAGGAACTGCACACCCAACAAGAAAAAGTGATAAGAACAAAACAATTACGAACTTCACTTTTTAGTCTCCTCATTTATTCTAGTCGCTTGATTATGAAGTCTTATGAACTCTACTGGAACTGGACAGTTTTCAACATAAGTAACTATTTCTTTATATCTAATCTGTTCTTCAGGTGGAAGAGTTTTTATTACTTCTTTATCAATGTACCTATCTATATATTTAATTATTTCATCTGCTTTTTCTTTTATTATCTTGTCTCTATAAATTATTTTTTCTTGGATTACAATATTAGCTCTTTTGGATAATTCTTCTGAAATTCTGATTCGTTCTTCTAAAATAGAAACTTTTTCTTTCCATGTTTTTTCACTATATGTGTATCCAAACATGAAAGTAGAAAAAACAAAAACACATCCTGAAATTATTCTGATAAGTTTTATGTTTAAATCAAATTTAATTAAACCACAAAAGAAGTATGCGATTAATGATAAAACTATCAATAGAATATAAACGTAGTATGGAATGAAGCTCAGAAGCCAAATCATTTTATTGAACTCTATTTCTTATGAAAGTTTTGAATGGAACAACTTTCTTTTTATTTTTTGGGTTGACTCCGGGTTCTCCCTGAGATCCTATTCCAAGACCAGCAATGTTTCCACCACCGACACTATTTGTTGGGGCTTCTTCTTTAAAGGTTGCTAAATTTCTTGCATCGACATTAAATATTCTTGATATTTTTGCTGCATGAGAAAGTCTACTCTTTGATGGGTCACGTTTTACAGCGGCATCCAAAGCTTTATTTGCCGCTTTATATCTGTGCCTAAAAACAATTTTAGAGATGGCTTTTTCTATACCTAAATCTTCTTCAAGATTCATTTTATTGTCCTTAATGTTTTTGCTATTTTTAAATCTACAGGTATATCAGATGATTTTATATCATTTCCATCTATACCTTTAATGATAGAAGGCATATAACTCAAAAATAACAGGTAAGTTTTTAAAGTCGAATAGTCTTCTTTTGATATCTTAAAAAATAATAATCGAGTTGCTGCTTCAGGACCAAAAACATTATACAAAACTATAAGATGATTTAAAACCAATCTTTCTTTTAAATCATCATGCTTCTTATATCTTCTGAAAAGCCTCTTTAGATAATTGAATCTTTTAATGTCTTCTTTAAATTCACTCAATATCATATTTGGCTTATCATACGCTTTTATAGCATAAATCAAATAATTATCACTATTCAAATTATCAAAATTCATTATTATACTTCGCTTAATATTTCTTGCAATCCTTCTTCGTCTGTTATTTCTGCGTGAAAATGAACCATTCCAAGCTCAACGGTAACATAAACAACATAAAGATATAGATCATCATCTATTTTGACAGTAAACTCATCATCCTCTTGATCAATATCATAAATCATCGGAATGTCTATACCATGGTCTAGTAAAACTGAACGAACAGCTTCTAAACCATGGTATGGGCCAGAGAAAGTTGCCTCAAGAATATGAAGAAGTTTGTTATTTACTTCATCAAAGAATAACGGAGAATGCATTTTTAAGTGTTAGCAAAAACTGTATTATCATTAGCGGTAAGATCAGCATCGGCGCTCATCGAACCCATAGCGACCAAAACTTCCGTAGTGATTCTTCCAGCACGACCGCCTGTACCTTCTCTTCTTAGAATCCAACCCGAATGTGTAGCGGCTTGTGCTCTATTATTTGCTAATCTGATTTCATTAGCGTCAACACCAAACACACCAAGTCTGGCACCATTGACAAATGCGTTTGGTGATGTGTTCGCATACATTTGAGAACCATTGGCAGCAACACCTAATCCGCTAGCAACAGTATATCTTGGGGCAGATGTATTAGCATCTATATTAGACCATAAAGGCATTTATTTTCTCCTGAGTAGGTTTATTTTTATTTATCTTCTTTCATTATTTGACTTGAAAGAATAGGGTCTTTAACAAATTTATCAGAGTCAGCTTTTTTCTTTTTCATGATTTCTCTGACAATTTCTGTTTTTCTAGATTCTTTAATTGGAACACAATTTGGAACCTCTTTTTTACCCTTCTTTTTCATTCCAACCATCTCATACCCCTTCCAACAGGGATCTTTATCTTTTTCTTCATTAACTTTTTTTGCGTTTTCATTTGCTTTATTGATGGTTTTCATGATACCAAGAACTATTGGTGCTCTCATGTCGCCTTTATGTCTTGGAACAGCGACATTTTCCTGCGAATGAGGATGAGTGTATACATCATGCCCACCCCCACTGCCAGATTTTCTAAGTTGCCATCCATTCTTAACCAAATGCTTATGGATTTTTCGTGCATCCATACCAGCACCCATCATTTCCTTTAAGAACTCAGAACTTTCTTGCATAGCCATTTTTTTAATATGGTCTACCTGTTGTTGAAATTCTTTTTCTCCCACAGAATAATGTTCTTCATCATCTGTGGAAGAATGTTTCTTATCTCTATGAATGGTGTCCTTAGCAAATCTAATTGATTTGAACACATCTGATACTTTGTTCATTTTACTTATTCACCATTTTAGTTGCAGTTGCGTACATCACACCTTTAGCTCTATCACCGTAACGTGCTTTGAAACTGGCAAGGTTCTTTTTCATACCTTTGACAACTTTTTCGCGAGCTTTCATTTCGTCAGCAGTAAGTTCTTTTCCTTCATCAAGTTGTTCAACTTCTTCTTTCATATGAGCTTTATTCAATCTTTTTAATGCACTTTCAGCAGTTTTTTGGGCATCATCTTTGTCATCACCATGATAACTTACTGGACCTTCACCCATATGTTTACCGTTTTTAAAGAAGTGAACTTGATATTCGTTATATTCAGTATCTTTATATACTTTAGCGGTGTGTTCTCCTTGCCCTTCTCCATGTTTAGAAATCAATCTTTTTCCTTCAGTCAGAACTTCTTCTTTGATCTCTTTTGTTCCAACGGTAGAAGGAGCGGCTACATCAGCACCTTTTTTTTTACCTTCAAACTTTTCTTTTTGATCTTGAACTTCAGCATGAAATTCTTTATTGGTAGGTTCTTCTTTGAGAACAAAAGATTCACTTAAAGATGCCAAACCATCGTTGTAATACTTACTGATAAGATTTGAGAAAGAAGGCGTTTCCACCGATTCATTTTTTGAGTCAGCACTTCCACTCTGAGCTTTACCCTTTACAACTTTACCACCCGGAGACCCTTTAACTTGAATAGCACGGAAACGAGCGGCTGAATCACTGTGTCCGGGAGTTGTAGTAGTGGTTTTAGTAGTGGCTACTGGACCTCTTGCGCCTGAAGCTTTATCGCCTCTTGGATCGTGTCTTTCACCTTCTTTATATTCGCTACCGTATTTACCTTTATGTTTGTAACTGCCACCTTTAGATTCATATTCTTTAATCAAATTATCAATGGTATCTTCCATTTCAATAAGTTCTTGTTCTTGATCGTTAGACTCATTTTTTGATTCGGCACTTCCGCTTTGGGCTTTACCTTTAATCTGTTTATTTCCGGGAGCACCCTTAACTTGAATAGCACGAAGGCGAGCGGCTGAATCACTGTGTCCGGGAGTTGTAGTAGTGGTTTTAGTAGTGGCTACTGGACCTCTTGCGCTTGCAGCTTTATCACCGCGAGGATCGTGTCTTTCACCTTCTTTATATTCACTACCATATTTACCCGTATGTTTGTAACTACCGCCTTTTGATTCATATTCTTGAAGATTTTCTTGCTTTGAATCACTAGATTCAAGAATATTCTTTACTGCCTCAGAAACAGATTTATTTTTTTTATCGTAGAATGACATGGATTTATCTCCTTAAAGTGTATGTTCTTGCCAAGATAATGCAACAATGGCATCATCATTTTGTGTTGTTGGTTCTACTGCAATGGTAAAAATGTCACCATTTGATTGATTTAATGTACGAGTAAGCTGTAAAGTATGATTAAAATTATCAACTAAACTTATAGTCTGAGAAGCAGCTTGACCTCTAAAAATTCCTTGATGTACTATTTCACCACCTGTTATGGTGTTTGCAAAAATATCATATTCGACAGAACTATCAGAATCTGTACTAGTCCAACTAACATTACCGAGAGAAGTTGCATTTCTGACTATGAAATATTTAAAAGCATTTGACTGTAAACCATAAAAATCTACCATAGAAGGAATGACTACAGCATCAAGTCTGGAAGATTTTAATCTAATACTAACCATGGGATTCAAGGCTTGATTGATCAAATTTTTACCCGTTATTGGAGTAGATGCTGATCTACTCAACGCTATCTGATTGTATCCACCTTCAGATAAAACTGTTGAGCATATCTTTCTCATTGTGCTGGATTTAGAAGTTGTGCCAGTATTAAACATTTCGTATCTCAAAGGCAAACAAGCAGTTTGCATATAAGTCGAAGTGTCTATATTAGCGTGGTGGAAAATGTGCCCGATATGCATTTGTCCATTTATTACAAAACCACACCTTACCGAACCAACACCTAACCATTCAAGATCTGTCCAAAATATTTGAGACTTTGTTAAATCTAGTGTAATACCACTTGGTCCGTTTCCATCAAATCTATCTACATTCCAATCGTTTTTTGTTACTTTATTATTTACAACAGTGCCAGTTTTGATTGTTCTTAAAACAAAAAAAGCTTCACTATTCGATTGTTCAAGATACACACCATTATTAGAACTGTAATACCCAAGTCTTTGATTTAAATTAGCAGTTGGAGCGTCAAAAGTGGTAGTCATCATTATAAGAAGACTCTTACCGGGTTGATAGGGGAAAATCTTCTTTGTTTCAAACAAAATGCTGTCTGTTGAACCAGTCCCAACTGTCATTAAAACGCATCCTTCATTACTAGAGAAGGATACGTTTCCTGAACCAGTAGTCACATAACTCCATTTAGAATTAGCTAATCCATAACGATGAAACGATTCAAACAGAGTATAAGGCTCACCGACTCTTAAACGACCAAAACTGTCAACTGAAGTACCACCTGTTCCGCCAGCCAAATTACCATACTTATCGGCTAACATGACCACTTCATAAATGGTCTTATTAGTGTTTAAGAATTCATTAGTTTTAATACTAAATTGTGTCAATTAACATCTCCAACGTCTTAATGCTTTATTTATTGGACTATCTGGATCTCTTGCATTTTTAGCACTAGTCAATCTTCTTTTCATTCCACTCATACGTCTACAGAAAGCTTTTCTTCTTTCTGCACGCTTTCCTGATGGATCTTTTTCTGTAACCGCAGTCTGTAATTTAGATCCCGGATTTTCTCTTCTGTAAGCATTTACTGCTGCTTGTGATAATCCATCAGTTCTATCAGACTTGTTTACCTTTTGCCAATCTTCATCAATAAAGATTTTAAATGGTTTCATTTTTTACCCTTTAGTTTAAAAGTGGAAAGAGTAAGTTTACTGTTTTCAGTTACGGCAACTTTCCCGTCTTTTTTTCTAATCTTCTCCCCTGTGTCTCTACCTATGCCTTCACCTGAACCCGCCATTGAAACTCCAACTTCTATTCCTTTATCTATCGATTCTTTAATGACATAATATTCACCAGTATCTTTATCTTTCTCAACTTTTCCATTAGTTCTATGTGCTTCTTTAGCGGCCATAAGTCTAGACTTATATTTCATAGTCTTTTCATTAATAACATATGAAATGGTTTGTTGCATATTCTCTTCACCAACATCTTTACCCAAAAGAAGAAGAGTTTTAGCTGTGGAATCAGAAAAACTTTCTGTCAGGAAGTTATTTAATTCTGCGTTTATATTTTCTTTTTTTATGTCTTTAGGTAACTTAGAAGTACCTTTGACTTTATTCAATTTACCCACTTGACGAGGAGTTAATTTGGGCTTAGTGGTTTCAACAGGTTTTAATTTGTCATGTATAGTGTGATGAGTAACTTTTCCATTCTGACCATATTGACCCATTCCATAATATTCTAAATTTGAAGATTGAGCCTGTTGAAATGCTTTTGACTCTGGATGTGGTTGAGCATCTGTTTTTATTGGAAGAGGTTTTTGTTTTTTCTTCTCTATTTCTTGGTTTATCCAGTTTCTAGCGATATCATTTTTTACTGGAGTATCAACAAATTTCTTATGTTCTTTCCATATTGATTGAAATTCTTTTTTCTTTTTCTCAACAATATCTGGATGAGCACTTCTGAGATCTTCAGAATTGTCAACTTCTCTATAATTTTGACCGAACATTTTTGCAAGTTGTGGTCTAGCCTCTTGAACTCCGTCCCAAATCTTTTTTCTTATCTCTTCAGGAACAGATCTTCCGCCGCCTTGGCCTCTTTGAACATTTCTTTCTTGGGAAACCTCATTTCTTGTATTAACCATTAACATAGAAGTCTCATAGCCGAGTTCTTCTAACTTTTTCTTTATATTTTCGGTTTTATGTGGCTCTGAGGCTGTTCCATTAATAATGAGACCATTTCTTCCCATGAAAGCAAGACGTTGCTTTAATTCAGCGATATTTTTTGCTTTTTGTCTTAGATGATTTCTGGCCTCTTCCTCTGAATCTGGCATTTTAAAGTTTAGATTATTTTTATCCATCAGATGTTCGAATGCAGCGTCAGAATTTATTT